GCTTCAGTTAAAAACTCAGGGTTATATACTAGTCGTAATTTCTTATAAAGTGTCTTAAACTGCTTTAGATGATGCGGAGTGATAGTGGATTTAACAACTACTACACCTTTGTATTCTAATTCATTGAGTTCTTGTAATACCGAACGTGCTATGCTAGTATCTACATCTAAGTGTGTATCTTGCTGTGGAGTAGGAACACATACAAATACAATCTCAGTATCTGCCAAGTCTTCAAGTTTATTGTCTGTAAACTTTGGGTCTACTATCACTTGTTCAGTGTCTACACTAAAGCCATGACTGACTGCTGAACCAACAAATCCTTTACCGATAATGCCTAACTTCATACATTGCCTTTAATTTTCTCTACAAGATATTCTTGTTCGTAGTTTGGATCACCATGATATTCAGGAGCCTTTGCAATTGCTTGATCTACTCGCATTTTAATTTGCCAAAGTTTCTTCTTCATATCAGAACCTGTATAACCGCAGTTACGAGGATTATTCATCTCATACTCTAGTTCCCAGATTATGTGTAATGCTTTTTCTACTTCAGGTAATATCATGTTTCTATTGTAATATTTAATGCGATACAAGTCAAGCAAAACATTTCCCAAAAGCATTTTATGATAAATAATAACATGAGAGCAAAAGACTTTATCACAGAATCCCCGCTAAAAGACTTAGAGAATAGACTACCTAAGATTAAAAGTGACCAGTACAATGTCGATGAAAAAGGTAAACTTTATCATAACGCAAAAGCGGCTGGCAGGCAAAATCATAAAGCACGACAAGAACTAACTGCATCTGATCAAATGTTTGATGATGGGTTAAGCATCGAAGACGAAGCACAGAAAGGTGCTGAATGGATGGGCAAACGTTTAAAGATTGAAAATATGCCTAAGATTGTAGTTAGTTATGACACTGAAGAAGCACAAGAAGGTCATCACACAGGCAAACATGTAATGGGTTCTGATGAAATTTGGGTCTATGGTAATAGAAACTTAATTGATATTATGCGAACTGTGTTCCATGAACTTGTGCATATTCGCCAAGGGGAAAAGGATTTAATAAAAGCCGGAGATAGTTATCCAGGATCACCAATAGAAGCGGCCGCTGATATGGTTGCTGGGAAGTATATTAAAATCTATGGCAAAGAGAATCCACACATATTTCAGTAAGTTCACTGAACACCCTCACTCCCTCGGCGAGACTTATTTCGCCCATTTCAAAAACGCCTTGACCTATGGTGTCCTTATGATCTTAACTGGCATAGCAGTCCTCATTCATGCTGTATTCCCTTTTGTATTCGTTAACACAGGCAGTGACCTAGCGAAATCTATCTGCAAAGATATCGACAAAAGAAACGGGTAAACTGTCCAAAAAAAAGATTGACTCCTGTCTCAGAGTACTATATACTATGCAGACAAACTAAAATTTATAGGAGTAATTATGTCCGGAGCAAAATACTTTAACCCTGAGCAGGTTAATAAACTGAAGCAATTAGTAAACGAAGGTATGGCAGTAATGCATGAAGTAGAGACACTTAATGGTGGACTCAACGATACTGTAAAAGCAATTGCAGAAGAACTTGAAATCAAACCTGGTATTCTAAAAAAAGCAATCAGAATTGCACACAAAAGCAAATTAACTGATACGAATGCTGACCATGAGCAACTAAACGATATATTGGAGACAGTTGGTAGAACTATTTAATGTCGTATATTGATGCAATCCATGATAAAACTGCGGATAGAATCTGTGTTGTAGAGAGAACGCCTGAAGGAAATAGGGAATTCAAAGAATACCCTACGAACTACGTATTGTATTACGAAGATTCTAAAGGTAAACATCGTTCTTTATATAACACTTCTGTCACTAAGTTTTCCTCACGCAAACAAAGTGAATTTGAGAAAGAGAAAAGAATTCATTCAAATAGACGTTTGTTTGAGAGTGATGTGCCAATAGTATTTCGATGTCTAAGTGAGAACTATCTAAAAATCGATGCTCCGAAACTGCATACATGTTTCTTTGATATCGAGGTAGACTTTGACCCTGCAAAAGGATTCTCTCCTCCGAGTGATCCTTTTAATCCTGTAACTGCTGTCAGTTTATACTTAGACTGGCTCGATCAACTAGTTTGTCTAGCAGTTCCGCCTTCTCATATGACGTATGAGACTGCACAAGAAGCAATCAAAGACTTCCCTGACACAATGTTGTTTAGAACAGAGAAAGAATTGTTTGATGTATTCTTTACTTTGATCGAAGATGCAGATGTGTTGTCAGGTTGGAACTCAGAAGGATATGATATTCCGTATATGGTCAATCGTGTTACACGTGTGATGTCTAAAGACGATACTCGTAAGTTCTGTCTATTAGGTCAATATCCTAAGAAAAGAACATATGAAAGGTTCGGTAAGGAAGAAGAAACGTTTGACTTAGTAGGTCGTATTCATTTAGATTATCTTGCACTCTATAAGAAGTATAATTATGAATCTCGTCATAGTTATAAACTAGATGCAATTGGTGAAATGGAAGTCGGTGAAAAGAAGACTGAGTATGAAGGATCACTCGATCAGTTGTATAACAAAGACTTCAAAACGTTTATCGAATACAACAGACAGGACACTTTACTACTCAAAAAACTAGATGATAAATTGCAGTTTATTGAACTTGCTAATCAGATGGCGCATGAGAATACTGTATTACTTCCGACTGTTATGGGTTCAGTGGCTATGATTGAAATGGCTATTATGAACGAAGCACATGAACGTGGTGTTGTTGTGCCTAACAAGATTAGACAAAACATCAATACAGTTAGTGAAGGCACAGCGGCAGGTGCTTATGTTATGACTCCGAAGAAAGGGTTGCATGACTGGATAGGTTCTGTCGATATCAACTCTCTGTATCCTTCAGTGATACGAGCATTGAATATGGCGCCTGAAACAATTGTTGGTCAAGTAAAACATACATTGACTGAGCAGTATATGCAAGAAAAAGGACTAGAACTTGCTAAGAAGAAATCTCGTTACAAGAAAGGTGATGCATCAGTAGAAGGTCCTATCTTATGGGAAGGACTATTTGGCTCACTTGAGTATACTGCAATTCAGAATCAGGAACGTGGTACAATGCTAACAGTTGATTTTGAAGATGGGAGTTCAGAAGAGAAGAGTGCGGCTGAAGTATGGAAGTGGATTTATGATTCAAATAATCCTTTCATTCTTAGTGCTAATGGCACAATCTTTAGATCAGATGTTGAGGGTGTGATTCCCGGACTGTTGTCTAAATGGTATTCTGATCGTAAGATTATGCAGGGCAAACTCAGAGAGGCTAAAACAAAAGAAGACATTGAGTATTGGGACAAGAGACAGTTAGTTCGTAAGATTCTACTAAACTCAGCATATGGCGCACTTTTGAATGAGCATTGTCGTTTCTATGATAAACGTATAGGACAGTCTGTAACATTGACTGGTCGTAGTGTTACAAAACATATGTCAGCATATATCAATGAGATAATGACTGGGGTATATGATCATACAGGCGATTCGATGGTCTATGGTGATACTGACTCATGTTATTTCTCTGCATGGCCTATGTTGAAAGATGAACTTCCCGCAGACATGACACTAGAAGACAAGAAGCAAACGTTTATTGATTTGTATGAAAGTATGTCTGATCAATGTAATATATCTTTCCCTGGTTTTATGGAAACAGCATTTCATTGTCCGCGTGAAAAAGGTGAGATAATCAAAGGCGGTAGAGAAGTTTGTGGGGACAGAGGATTGTTCATCACTAAGAAAAGATATGCAATTAATATTTATGACAATGAAGGCAAACGTACTGATGCTAATGGTGCAATGAAAGTTAAAGCAATGGGACTCGATCTCAAACGAGCAGATACTCCTAAGTATATACAAGACTTTTTGATGGAAGTGTTAGAAATGGCTCTTGGTGGTAAAAGCCGTGAGGACATTATCGAAAAGATCAAAGAGTTTAAACTTCACTTAGGTGACAAAGATTCTTGGACAAAAGGTTCTCCTAAGGGTGTAAACAAGTTAACTCATTACACTCAGTTAGAGAAAAAGTCTAAAACTGGTCGAGCAAACATGCCTGGTCACGTGAGGGCGGCAATGAATTGGAACACACTCAAACGTGTTCATGGTGACAACTACTCAATGGAGATCATGGATGGCTTTAAAGTCGTAGTATGTAAACTAAAGACTAATGCTCTTGGATATACAAGTATTGCATATCCTACTGATCAACTTAGATTGCCTCAATGGTTCAAAGAACTGCCGTTCGATGATAATTTAATGGAGTCTACACTCGTAGATGAAAAGATCAGCAACTTACTCGGAGTTCTTAAATGGGATTTAAGAGCAAACACAGACACTAATTCAACATTTGATGAATTGTTTAGTTTCGGGTAAACAGTTGTCCAAAACAATTGCAATGTGTAATAAAACCAGATATAATACACACTATATCTACCTAAATACTTTAAAGAGGAAAATAAATGAAAGATAATTTACAAGATTTGATCGAATATACATTCGGCTTAGGCATCATTGATCTAGTTAAGATTGATGGTACTGCTACAGAGACAGAGGTCAATGCGATTGCAGATGATAAGTCTGTTATTGTAAGTGGTAAAACAAAGACGCCTGTTGCTGATTTCATCGGTACATTCGGTATGCCTAATCTAGGCAAACTCAAAACGATTCTAAGTTTTGATGATTATGATGAGAATTCTACTATTAGTATGACTCATAAGCAAGTTGATGGCGTTGATGTGCCACAAGCAATTCACTTTGCTACTAAGAACAATGACTTTATTAATGACTATCGTTTGATGTCAAAAGCACTTATTGAAGAAAAAGTAAGAAATGTCACGTTTAAAGGTGCTCAATGGGACGTTGAATTTGAACCTACAATCGCAGGTATTTTACGTCTGAAGAAACAAGCACAAGCAAACTCAGAAGAGTTAAACTTTACAACTAAGACAGATGGTGGCGATCTTAAAATCTTCTTTGGTGAGCCGTCAACTCACTCAGGCAACTTTGTCTTTCAACCTTCTGTAACTGGAACGTTGAGTAGAACATGGCAATGGCCTGTTAAAGTATTCTTGTCAATCATGGATCTGCCAGGTGACAAGACTGTGCGTATCTCTGATCAAGGGGCGGCACAAATCACAGTAGACAGTGGTTATACTGTTTACGAATATCTATTACCAGCACAAGCGAAGTAAAAATTATGGCAGAGCAAGTAAATCTTTCAGCCGAACACAAAGACGATTGGGCGTTATTCTTGCCTGCTGTTAGCAGTTTCTTTATCGCTGGATTAGGTAGACAACGTAAAGGAATGGATTATTTCCCTGAAGAACGTATTCCTGCAGGACTAAATGGAGACGTAGAATGTTTAAACTTTTTAAACTCTAAACAAGGACTGTATAACTACAAATGGGGGTTATACTCTGCGGGCCACGCAGACCTAGACATCACTAGCGACAATCCTAATGAGTCTATCATCAGAGAACGTGAAGAAGGAACTTTCATGTTAGGAGATTCTGGTGGTTTTCAAATTATGAAAGGTCAGTGGCCCGCCGACTGGAAGGATCCTAATTGCCCTAAAGCAATGAAACAACGTAAGAAAGTTTTGTCTTGGATGGACGAATACATGGATTATGGTATGTGTTTAGATATTCCTTCAATGATATTGATGAAGACAGACTTAGTTGATAAGCATGGCATCACAACTATTGAAGAGTGTAAAATTGCTACGCATATTAATAACGATTACTTCATTCATCATCGAAGTGGTGCTTGTAAGTTCTTAAATGTACTTCAAGGTCAAACTCATAAACAATCAGATGAATGGTATGAAGAATTCAAAATGTATGCTGACCCTGCTGTTTACCCAGATAATCATTTCAATGGTTGGGCATTCGGTGGTCAGAACAAAATTGATATTCATTTGATGCTAAGAAGAATCGTCTTCCTTATCCATGATGGACTATTAGGAGAAGGTAAACATGATTTACTTCATTGTCTTGGTACATCTATCTTAGAGTATGCAGTATTGTTTACTGACATTCAAAAAGCAGTAAGAAAGTATCACAATCCGAACTTTATGATTACATTCGATTGTGCATCTCCTTTCTTTGGGGCGGCTAAAGGACTAGCATATAACAACTCAACATTTGAGCATAATACTAAATGGACTTACTCTATGGAGAAGACTGCTGAGAACAAAGACTATGCAGATGATTCACGTCCTTATATTGATGCAGTCTTGCAAGACGGTATACATGAGAAGTTTACTGACTCCCCTATTACAAAAGCACTAGTATTAAAAGACTTGTGTTATAGAGGACATGGCTTCTTAGGTCAACATGGTAAAGAAACAAAGACTAGTTGGGACACGTTGAGTTATACTCTTCTTCAAGCACATAATGTTTATCAACATATGTTTTCTGTGCAAGAAGCAAACAGAAAATATGAATCAGGTGTTATACCTGCAATGTTGATGAACGAAACATTTGAACGTGTTACTTTCAGTGACCTAGTTGATGAAATATTTAGTCTACAAGATAAACAAAAAAGTTTAGATTTGATTGATCAACACAGTAAGTTTTGGATGCAAATCAAAGCAGGGAGTTCAGGCTACTCAGGGAAGAGAGCCGTTAATGCTAACACAATGTTTGATGAATTATTTTCAGTAGCAGAAGAACCTGCAGTAAATACAGATGAAGAATTAGAAGATAGTGAT